ACATCTGCCTCCTTACTTGTCGGCACATTTTCAGGTCTTGGGCGTTCTGCAATTATGTCCTGAAGGTTTTTGATAGATTCATAGTAATTAACTATCAAAGAAGCTTTAGTTATTTTCTTGGCCGTCTTCAGTATTTCCCATTGTCCTGCCTTTGCCCAACTTCCGATAGTTACTTGAGATACGCCAACAATATCTGCAATATCCTTTAATGTCTTATCTGTTGTAAGGTAAAGTTCCTGTGCGAGTAACTGTTCCGATTTCTTTTTTGCCATAGCTTATAAATTGCTCTGCAAAACTCGCAAGGATTAACGAAAGCCGTAAAAATTAAATCCATGACGGCAGTTGTAGCTGCCGTCATGGCAATATTTACTGCCGTCATGGAAAATGAATTTTAGCATTAAAAAAATGTGTTTCAACTTTGCTATCAAATTACGAGGCAAATGGCTTACCGAAAAAAGTTTATAGTTGGAGATGAATCTTTAAATACTTATGGCACATGGCTATTAAATGCAGGTGCAGATATGAGTTATATTGACAAATTCTCTCCTGCCTATTATGATCACAAAGATTGGGAAGTGCCTATTGGACATTGGGAAAATATAAAATTAAACTCAAAAGGACAATGGGAAGCAGAAATTGTAATTGATGGTGCAGATGAGCGAGAAAAAATGTATATCCGAAAAATTGAAAATGGCGATATTAAAGGAGCCTCTTTTGGCTTGGATATTCTTGCTGTTTCGGAAGAGCCACTGTATTTAAAACAAGGACAAACAAGAGCTACCGTTACGGCTTGGCAACCTTATGAAATTAGTATCGTGCCAAGCCCGGGCAATGCCTCTGCAAGTGTATTGTTAAGAAACCAATCTAAAGAAATTCGCCTAAATAATAATTCCAAATCAGAAATTATAGACAAGGTATTACCGCATATTCAGCAATTAAAATCAAACAAAATGGACAAAATAGCATTAGTATTAGGCTTGCCAAAAGATGCAAGCGAAGACGCAATTTTAAATGCGTTACAACCTGTGATTGAAAAATCCAAACAATCAACAGTATTAAGTAAGCATATTGAAGATTTGGCAAAGGCAGCATTGTCAGAAAGCCAGCATCAATTTTTTACAGAATTAAACAAAAGCAACCCAACACAGGCTTTGGAATTTTTGAAATTGCACAAAGAAACTGAAGTGGAAACAGAGCAATCTGCACCAAAAGTTAGCGATGTATTAAATACAGCAAAGGCACAGTTGGCAAAGGGTAAAGGAAAGGAAAGTAAGGAAAATGAAAAAGAAACTTACGCTTACTTATCCAAGCACAATCCTGAAAAATTATTAAACCTAAAACGCTCTGAACCAGAAACATTCAAGCAGATGGAAGCAGACTACTTGCAGGCTAAAAAAGAAAGTAAAATTTAATTTAAAAATCATTAATAATAATAACAAAATGAAAAGAATACAAGCACTAAACAGCCTATTGATAGCAATAGCATTTAACACAGTAATGGCTACAGCCTTATCTTTAGCCATCGGTATTAATCCGTTAATTCCAATTTTGGCTTTAAACATAGTCTCTTTGAGATTTGGCAAGAAAGAAGAATTAACAAACATACTCCGTGTCGGATTGAATAAAGAAATTTGGATTTCGGATATTAAAGAAGGGTTTTATCCTGACACTTCATTTTTGAGCAGTGCCGAAAACTGGGACATGTGGGTTGAAAACGATAAAATTAATTTAGCAGAAGCCGGCGCCGATCCTGATGTTTTAATCAATAATACCTCATTTCCGATTGCTGTTGCGGACAGAACAGACACTCCAATATCGGTTGAGTTGGATATGTTTGACACCAAGAATACAAGATTACGCAATGCAGAATTAATAGAATTGGCTTATGATAAGCGTAATTCTGTTATTAATGGACACAAGAATGCCTTGTTGCATAAGTTTGCTCAAAAAGCTATCCATGCATTTGCACCAACTTCTAATGGTATCTATACACCTGTATTGAACAGAGAGGCAGAGAATGCTTTTAAATTTAGCGACATCATTGATTTGCAGTTAAAGTACAATGAAATGGATGCACCAGACGATAGAATTTTGGTATTGTCACCCAAGCATCAAGCAGCATTAGCTAAAGAGGATTTAAGCTTATATAAAGCAATTATGGCTCAAAAAGGCGAGTTGCTTTATGGATTTAAAATTTTCACATACAGTAAAATGCCATTCTACACCAAAGCGACTGGTCAAAAGTTAGCATTTGGTACAGCAGTTAATCCAGCAAATGATGCAGTAGCATCCGTAGCATTCTGTGCATCTGAAGTAATGAGAGCTGTAGGAACGGTTGATATGTTTGCAGAATTAAAATCGCCAACAGAGCGTGCAGATATTATAGGCTTCCAAATGAGAGGAATTGCACTACCAATCAGAAACAAGACAATAGGAGCAATTATCCAATAATCCTCAATGCAGACATTTATGTTTTCTTTATCTACTATGAGCCTGTTTATTCCTGTCATCACTTCGATGACAGGAATATTATTGGGCTGGTTAATTGGAAGAAGAAAAAGTAAAATAGAAGTGGATTTGTTAGAGGTAAAAAGATTAGAAAGTCTTATCGCATTATGGAAAGACATAGCAGATAATATTAAAATAGAATACGTAACACTTAGGGCAGAGAACAAGGAGTTGATTAATAAAATAAACGACTTAGATATTCAATTAGATGCTGTAAGGAAAGAAAACGAAAAACTATTAAAGGTATTAAGAGAGTTAAAAAAGCAACAAAACGGCACGAATGAAAAATAAATTATGGATATGGATAATTAGTTTACTCATGTTATCCTGTGCGACAACTAAAAGAAATCGTACAGTTAGCCGTTCAAGCATAGCTTATGACAGCATAGTTTATAAGGAAATAGTCCGTATAGATACTTTTAAAATCAGTGCAGATTCAACTAAAATCATATTAACGCCTTATATGCTTAAAGATACTGTTTGGACTTATATAGAAAAGACAGACGGTCGTTCCAAATTGGTAATTCAAAGACTAAGAGACACTGTATATATCAATGCCTATTGCGACAGTGTGATAAAGTTGATTTTAAACACCGAAAAAACACTATTTAAACAGCATTCAGATGCTCAAATAAACAAGGAAACAGTAACGTCTAAAACCAGCAATTCATTTGCAAGGAAATTTACAGCAATTGTAATTTCCATCCTGGTTATAGCGGTAATAGTATATGTATTAATTAAATCATTAATCTAAAGTAAAATGGCAAAGCAAAAAGAAACCCAAAATACAGAACTGGAACAAATAGCAAATCCAGCGAGTGAATTACAAGCATACTTTGATGCTTATCCCCAAATAGATGAATTTTACAAAACGTCTGATGGGCAGGTATTTTCTGATACAAATCTTAGAGATAACTACCTGAGAACACTTGACAATAAAGAATTTGAAACCTTTAAAAGAAATGCATAATGGGAAGACCAGCAGTAAAAATTAATTATTTAAACGGACAGTTAGGAGGGGTTGTTCGTGCCGAAGATAGAGTGGCAGGATTGATACTTTCAGGAGTAGCGGAATCGGGTATTGCCCTCTTAGAACCCAAGCAGGTTTTTTCTTTAGAAGAAGCTGTTAGCTTAGGCATTGCCGTTGCAACTAATCCTTTAGCCTATCAAGAGATTTCAGATTTTTATAAGAAAGCTGGAAAAGGCTCTGAATTGTGGATTATGTTAGTGGTCAATACAACATTGCTTGCAGACATCAGCAATAAAAACAACAATATAGCTCGTAAATTATTAGATGCAGCAGACGGCAGAATCAGACGTTTGGGTATCAATAGAAAACCACCTGTTGGTTATTCTATGGTAAATACAGAGTGTGTGGACACAGATGTTTTGACTGCAAAAATTAATCTCCAAGAATTGTTGGTAGAGTATCAGGCAGCACAAAAGCCATTCCGTGCCATGTTGCCACATTTGGGTTTTGACAAAACCCAAACCAGTAATTTACACAACTTCCGTCAAGATACTCACAATGGCGTGAATTTAATTTCATGGTCTGCTTATACGAATGGACAACCATCTGTTGGTTTTTCATTAGGCTGGTGGGTATCACTACCTGTTCACAGAAACTTAGGTCGGGTAAAGAATGGCGATGTCGGGTTGTTGAACGTTTATTTTCCAGACGGAACACCAATCAAAGAATTAGAAACTAAATGGGATGGCTTCCACGATAAGGGTATGACATTCTTAATCAGACACTATACAAGAAGTGGCTGGTATTTTGTTAATGACTACACTTGCAGTCCGGCTACAGATGATTACAATCAGTTATCACGTGGCACAACGATTGACTTGGCAAGAGTGGTATTGTACAATGTACTGATAGGAGAACTGTTAGATGATGTGGAAGTGGACGAAGATGGGAATCTCCCTGAATCGGTGGTGCTTGGTATTCAATCAGAATGTGAAAATGCTATCGTACAGAATATGCGTGAGAATATTA